TTTTTCATAATACCTTCAGAAATGACAGTGTTCTCACTATCCGGAGCAATAGCTTCAGCATTACCAATACCAAGAGTCTTAAAAGACATAATATCCTTTAGAGATTTAGTAAGAATAAGATATTTACAATCAAAGTTAACCTGCTCAGAACCCTGAATATAATCAGAGACTTTGATAAATTTACTTTTCTTATTTTTAGGCTGATAGATCTTATATAAAGTACCATCTTTTCTAAAATAACCATAAGTATATTGATTCTCAAATCTTAATTCTTTTACCTCACCTTCATTATCTGTTTTACTCAAGATAAAATACTTTATAGGTTGAACATTATATTCTTTTAGTAACCTAGAAGAAATTTTGTAACCCATCCAGAAATCTTGATCAAGATTATTCCAGTGTCTAATCTCATAATCTGAAACTTCATACCTACTTTCAGCCACATACTCTCTGGGAATAATGTCATGCCTAGAAATGTATTCTGAATAGTCATCCATTATCTTTCTTACAGCAACACCTCTTGATTCTAGATTATAATAAAACAAAACAAAGTCAATAGTATCACCAGATTTTCCTGAAGAAAAATCCTTAAATCTATACTTACCCATTTTATCAGGATAAATACAAAAGGAAGGTGTTTTCTCTGGAGAAAATACTGATTTGATTTTAAGATCTTGTCCAGTAAGTTTTTCTGGAAGATTAAGATAGAATTCAAAAGGCCATTCTGTAGGAACTTGATTCAAATCATATATAATTGCTTTAGTAGAAATCATAACAATTTATATTAGAATAAAAAAGGGAGCACTGAGACTCCCTTTCTCAAAAGTTAATTACTTAATCTAAGCTGAAGTCAGCAGCATTCTTACTTGGAATAGATAAATCAGCATCTTCACCAAATTCTTTCTTTTCAGTTACTTCAAGCTTTTTAAGGTGTTTAGCTTCATTATATTCTAAAACTTTAGCAGCTTCAGCACCATAAGCATATTTTTGACCTTCACCTTTTGGTAAATACATATCATAGTTGGTATAACCAGTTTTACCCATATACTCTTTACCACCTACACACCAGTTAAGATATTTATCTTTGATAGGTGCATTTGCACTGAAGTTTTTAACAAAGTCTTCAATTGTATCAAACTTGTTATCTTGAGCAACAAACCACTCATCAATACCATAGCTATGTGCTAAGTTCTTTAAGAAAATCATGATAGATCTATCTCTTTGAATTTTAACACCGGATTTAGTTTCACCATCCGCAAATGCATATTGAGATGCTTTTACTCTACCAATTTGACCAGCATAGCGTCCTTTACTTTCATCATCTTTGTCAATTTGAAAACCTTCAAAATCATCAATAGCTGGAGTTTCTACATTTAACATTAAGTGGTATGCACCTTCAATAAATGAGAAATCTTCTAAGTGAATAGAATTAATTTTTAAAACATTATTACCTGGAGTAATTGTTTTAGGCATCCCTGTGCCTGTTCCTAAATCAGTTGTACTTAAAGCCATCTTTTTTTTACTTTTTAATTGTTAAACTTACTTTTTAAATATATACTTCATCCCAAGACACTTTCAAAGGTCCTTCACTTGAATCAGCAATTACTATTTCTTTATTTCTCAAGTGATCTGGTCTTGCACCACAAGTTACTTCATCATTAGTCTTAAAACTTAGTATAGTTTTAGGACCTTTGCGATATAAGTAGCCAATTGCATCTGCATTAGCACAAACCAGAGATTTGATTTTACCTGTCAAATCTATATTTGCTGCCATAACCATCTCACCTTTATCATCAACTTGTTTGTCTTTGATGTGTCCAGATAAAATTACATGATCTGCAAGTGTATCAACAAAATCAAGCACCTGGAAAAAAGCTTGGCGAATATACAAATATCCTGCACCATTTGGTAAACTTGTAATATTATCACCATCATAATTTTTCCCCATGCTTGTTTGTCTGTATAATTTTATTGCAAGCGGGTGAATCATTTCTTCCAATGCTGTTACTGTATCAATAGTAACATACTTATAAGGCTTATTAGCTTCTCTAATTGCCTTACCGGCATCTAATAATTCTTGCAAATTAGTAATTGGAATTTTCAATGCTTCAATAAAATCTGCACCATGCTCTAAATCTAAGATTAAATTATCTTCAAGACCCGCATAACAAGTAGTTTTACCTGTTTTAGGTTTTGAATAGATAACCAATCTTTTAGGATTAGCTCTTTGAGCTTTTACTTTTGTAGTTGGAAGTACTATACTCATTGTTTTGTAATTAAATCATTTAACCATTGTCTATTACTTACAGGTTTTTTCCACATAATTGCAGCAAAATCTTGAATAGTCATTTCACTCATCAAAGGATCTTTGTTAGTCATAGCTATACTTTCTATTGCAGTAGCAGGTTTTGTTACTAACCCTTCAGTAAAATCTGGAAAGTCATTATTGTCAACTAAAGAATTCTGAAGTCTTGGTAAATCCATATCAAAGTCACCAACTTTTTTCTTTTCTTCAATCTCAGTAAGTCTTTTCTCAAACAAACCAAAGCTTAATGCTGTTCCATCAGGATTAATAGCCATTAATTCTTGTAATGGTACAGTGAATAAAGAATATTCAGCTCCTGAAGAAGATACACCACTTTTCTTATCATACTCTTCAGAGAAGAATGGGTTGTATCTGTATTTAAACAACTGTCTATGTTCATAAAAAGGTTTTACATCAAGAACGGAACCTGAAACATCCGTTACATTGTCATAAAGCTCAATATATAAATCTTCACCTTTTCCCAGTTCAGATTCAAAAAATTGGACTTGTCTTCCATACTTACCTTTTTGGAAAAATGCAGTTTTGATTAAGAAAGCTGGATCAGCAAGACCAAGCTTCTTAAATGTTTCTATGTGATGCACATAGAATTCTTTCTCTCTTGTTTTTCTAATTGTTACACTCATATTGTTGAAATTTTTGGTTTAATTGCTGTTGGTGGTGTTGGTACTTCTACAATCCTCATTGTAGTCCGATCAAGTTTAAAAAAGCTAATCCTAGTAGTACCATTCCTTGATTTAAGGAAATGAAACACTAAGATATCTTCATCCTGAATAATAAATTTTTCTGGACCATATAACCTAATTTTTCTTACAGAAGGCTTATTAATACCCATAACCACATCAGCATGTTGTAGCAAAGCATCAGACCCGTAAATATCAGAATCTAACACATAATTTCCATAAACACCTTCCTCTTGTCTTTTAGGATCATCTATGTTTCTATTAAGTTGACTTAGTACAATAAATGCTATAGGATATTTCTTTTTCATCATTGTGAGAGCCTCACCTAAGCTTCCTAGCATATCAAATTTGTCTTTCTGTCCCTTACCAACTTTAAATAAAGCTGAGTGATCTATAGCAACTAGCATGTTATTAAAAGTACCATCTTCATTTTTGTACTTATCCATCTCATAGTGTATAGTAGCACACATCTCATCTACTGTACAAGCATCATAGACAACATTAATCCTGTCCATTGCTTGCATTCCTTGGTAATACCTAACGCATTCATCATAGATTCTCTTATCTACAAGTTTTCCATCTTTACTCATTAATGTGTTGTAATCAGCACTTGTAATCAGACTCAGTTTTCTTACACCGCTGGTTTCATCTACCATCTCCATCTGAAACTTTAAAACTCTAAAATATTGGTCACTGTTATTAGCAATAATATCACTAATCAACTGCTCCATAAATAAAGTTTTACCGGTTCCAGGTCTGGCACCAACCACGGTAATTGTTCTCCATTCAAGACCATCACAGAAGGCATCATTAAATTTAGGCCAAGCACTTTTTAGGGATTTTAATGTACCCTGTCGCCTAGCTCTAATTTTATAGATAGCTTTTTCTACGGACTGCCTTTCACTAACAGGTAGCAAAGGTCTTGCACCATTAAATAAATTTGACATATGTGGATTTTAAAAATTGATCACACTATGTTGTCCCTAAAATAAGTAGGAACTTCATCTGCACCAGATACTACTAGTTCACAATATGTAGCCAGATCTGACTCAAAGGATTTATCCAAGTTTTGTTTACGGATAAAATATTGTGAATTTCTCATATACTCATACCTTTTTAATTCATATTCAGACACGTATTTTTCAGTTGCATTTAAAATTGTTTCCCAGCTATAATCATAAGTTTCAAAAAACCACTTGAATGCTCCTTCTAGATTTTTAACATTTACTCTAGCAGGTTTGCCAGAGTTAAGTTTTCTATTAGGAAATATTTCTAAGTAGTTTAACATCATTGTTATGTAATCTTCTCCCATAAGTGCACTAACGGTTTTCTTTTTAGTTTTCTTAAAGAAACTGTTGATTTCTTCTGTAAATATAAGACTTTTTGCAGTTAATACCAAATCTTCACTAACCCAATCATTAGCTTTTAATCTACTGATTTCTAGTTCTTTATTAACAATATTGTTAGGAATAACTTTCTCTTTTAAGCAATGTAATACATAGTAAGTATTAGGCATTAAACCTTCTTTAATTAGTCTGTTAAATATCTCTTCCATCACCAAAGAATTAAATGTTTATAATTTTCATCCACTATTTTTTGTGCTATAGGAAATACATTTTGAGAATCCCATCTTCTAAATTTATTATAAATAGCAGATGCTGGATGAGAACAAAATAGCTTAAAGCAATTATCATTAACATTATCAGCCCAAGTACGTGCTTCTTTTCCCATGTAAATATACACCAATCCATTATTATAATTTGATAAGTAATCAAAAAGATAATTTAACATTGGTTTCCATATATCATAGTGTTTACCAATCTTACCTATTTCAGTTGTAAGAGCTGTATTAAGCATAAGTATACCTTGTCTAGACCATCTGGTTAAATCAGGATTATTACTAACAGAATCTCCATTATAAACAGTTCTGTTTACCTCATCTAACATAAACTTTAAACTTGGTTGTAACCTCATTGTTTTGCTACAACTGAAAGCAATACCATCTGCCACATTGATAGTTGGATAAGGATCTTGACCTACTATGACCACTTTAAGATCATCATAAGGACATTCTTTAAATGCTCTAAATATATCTCTTAAAGGAGGAGTAAATCTTCTATCTAATAAACTTTCATTAGCTAATGATTGTATTATATTTTTAAAATCAGAACTATATATAAAAGTTCTTAATACTCTGGCCCATCCAGAAGGAACTAAATCTTCATATAATTTGTCTACAATTTTGTCTAATTCTAGTTTTTCTTTCATAATTTTACATTGTAATTTAAACTAAGCCAACATGATTAAAGTTAAAGAAATGAAAGATGATGCCATTGTTCAAGTACCTGTAAGTAAAGGTTACTACATGATGGTTAAAAACTTAGCCTATATTCTTTTGAATAAAATGATTCAAGATAAAAAATCTGAAGAATATCTTAAAGAAATAGGTGTTAAAAAATATGTTGAACTTGATGATGATCAAAAAGCAATGCAAACTGTAACTTTATTGGTTGCTGAAATTGAAGCTCAAGCAGTAGTTCAGAAACAATTTCAAGATAAAGAAGTATTGCAACCAGGAGATGAAGGATTTGAAGCTCCTACTGAAGGTTAACATTCAATTCAACTCCTATTTCAATACAAGCTTGAATAGTTAGCATAAGCTGGTCTTTGGTACACTCTGCAAATGATTTGCAAAACTCACCTTCTGAGTCTGTGTAGCAAAGACCAGATCTTTCTTTGACAATCTTTTTCATTTCTTCAAAAGTATAGCCGGATTCTTTGGCTAACTCTCTAATACATGCATGCACTTTATTAATTTGTGCTCTACTATGATCTGCATTAGCTAGATCAATATACATTTCTACTTCCTGTCCTTCTTGTAACTTCTGTAGGAACAGTTCATAGGCCAGCTTATCCTTTGGATGTCCATAAGTAAGCTTGCCATCTTTTTTTATAAGTTTGCCTGTGTACATAATTTTAATGCATTAAGAAAGTGAACTAAATGGTCTGCTTCTGTGATAAATACCTTATCTAATTCAAAAGAATGTACAGACCAATTATCTCCATTATTTTCAACAGGTGAATCAGATACTAGTGTAATACCTTCTGTAGCATCTAGTAAGTAATAACTGTAATCTTCATCATCTCCACTAT